AAGATCAGATTGTGTAGAAGTATTACCAGAGTTCTGACGTATAACATGGTCAAGCAAATCAATTGTGTCTGCTTCTAAAGTATATTGACTAGTACCTGATACCAGTGCTTTGGTCTTTTGATCTATAGTCCAAAGATTTAAACCACGGTTCTGCCATTCAATGCACATTAGATTCATTGACCTACGAGCAGTACGTAAGTCATATCCCGTACGCATCTCTAGGCCAGTACGCTCCCATGCTTCTTCAGCAATCTCTGTGAAGTCCATATCAAAAGCTGTAGTACCTGTAGTAGCCATAGTTATACCATTCTAGTTGGTCTTATGCCTTTTTGAGCAACACCGCAACCGCGGGGTTTACCACCGTTCTTCATTTTTTGGATACCCCCACCGTATTTTCTTTCTATAATTGAAGCTTCTTCTTTTGGTGGAGATGTAAAGTCTTTAATAGGACCCATTCCTGGAGGACGGTATGAAGTCCTACCTGCTTTTTTTCTTATACGTTTATCTTGACCTTTTGCAATGTTTTCATATACACTAACAGGTTCAGCATCATAAGCACCTTCGGGGTAATTAGTACCAAAACTTTTAGCTGCCATAGCATTTACGCCAGTATCCTTTATTAAGTTCTTCATAGACTTATATTTTTTATCCCGTTCTTTTCGGTTTTCCTTAATTTTTTTCTTACCGAACTTACCGAGATGAGAGAACCTATTTTTATCGTCTGCTATACCTTCGCTAAGTTCTTGGACATTTAATTTTTTTGCTAAACTTGACATTTTTTCTCCTATCCAAAGAATCCTGTAAAAGAGTCCACATTTGTTAATGTAACATGACATTCATCTTTAAACAAAATACCTGACCCAGGAAGGTTCATGTAGAAATCATCACTAGTATTAAAAGACATGTCAAGCAGAGTAGCCCCTGTTGCAGCGTTCTTTAGAACAACTCTAGGGCTACCACTACTTGCAGATTTTAAAGCTAGTGTTTTCAGTCTGTTACGGCCATTTTTTACTGTGCCTGTTGCGGTCACAGTGACCGCTTCTATGTCGGAATCACCTAATCTAAAACCCATAATTTATCTCCTATCCTACGGTTGGACAGTAGTATTATAAGCTTGAGCATAAACTATAGTTATTCTAATAGATCCTGCATCCGAAGCTCCTGTAGTCTTTACAGTTACTTTAAGATCAGAAGTTCCAATGTTAGCCCAACCTCTTGTAGCACCAGCTTCAGTTGTAGGGTACTTACGTCCAATTTGACCAGCACCTGTTGCACAAGAAAAGCCATCTAGAATAGTGTTATCATTACCACCAGACGTTCCTAAGCTTACAACGGCAGGTGCAGTTCCAATAGCAGATATTACATCAATAACAACGTCAACAATAGCTGAATTAGCAGGTATAATCATTGCTGTGTCTGATTGCCCAATAGCTCCACTTGAACAGTCTATGGTATGAGCTTGCATAGATAGAGCATATCCTATATTAGCATTTGCTCCTTCTTTAATAGTACCAGTCCTTATAGGACCAGAAAAAGTAGTTGTTCCCATCTTTGTCTCCTCTGTCAGTTTAAGTCAACTACACTGCGTAGTTGTCAGGGATAATTTACTATACGATATAAAAAACAAAAAAGAAAGGGCGATTTTCACCGCCCCCTCTATAAAACACAATTTGTGATCTCTTACGCTCCAGGTGAGCCAAAGATACCTAGCGGATCGGATACACCAAAGGAATATCTTTCTCTAGCTTTATATCTTGAATTACCTGTATCGAAGTCAGCATCCATAGATGTTGACATTGGACTACGTGTAAAGTGCTTTAGACCGTTAGGTACATCTGTCATCAAGAACCAAGCATCTGTATCAGTTAGATAATGGTTGATGGCATAACCTTCAGGTATAGAACCATTGTTACGTAATGCGTTGAGATCGTTGTCTGCTGTTCCTACTCGACCTTCTGTTTCTAACAATCTTGTAGCAACAAACTGTAGTGCTGGTGGGATTATTAGTTTTCTTGGTCTAGCAGCAATTAGCAAGCTACGCTCATCTGTCCAGGCTGCAATCTGAATAACGGCTGCTTCTAGTGAAGTTTCGTTTAGGTCAGCTGCAACAGCAGGCTCGTTTGAGTTAGTACCACCAGAAATTAATGGGTGATCGGTAGCACAAAGTGACTTACCATCTCCATAAGTAGTACCCGCAGCGAAAGCAGTATTTAGAATGTTAGCTGCTTTTACTTGCTTAGTGTATGCCATAGCACGAGCTAGAGCTTTGGTATAACGAGATGATAGTGAATCATACAAGTTATCTTCAATTGCTTCTTCAGTAATTGAAAAACCCATAGCAATGGTTTCGTGGTTATAGCGTGATGTAAAGGCTTCTTGTGCATTGTCATACTCGATGGCAGAACCTTCGTCTTTGACTGGTGCAGCTGAAAAGCCTGAAAGTTTGGTTTCTTCCTCAAAAGAACGGTCAGATGATTCACTTTCAAAAATCTCTGCGTGTTCCTCACCATATTTAGCATATTCTAATCCAAACAAAGCGTTTAAACCAGGGAGGAGTTCTTTTAAGAGTTGTGCTCTACTTATAGCCATGATCTATACTCCTAATGCTTTATGGTACTGGTGCATACCAAAGTTCCAAGTTACGATGAACTCTACGAAGTTACCTGCAGCATTTGCAGTGTCTTCTACAACATCAATAACTTTCATTGGGAAAGTGTTAGTTGTAGCAGTTCCAGAATCCATAGCGACTTTAGAATTACCAGTCACGGTTGAACCAGTGTTATTCACTAGTTTTATATTATTACCTATAGCAGTTCTGCCGACAGCAGTAACTGTTGTACCACCAGCAGTACAAGAAACTACTTTAAATAGAGCTGTTGGATCGTCACAGACGTAAGCTCTAATATCAGAAGCTGCTGTATTTGCAGGGTAGTATTGACTAAAGGTAAGTTGCGAAGTAGTAGGGTTTGTATAAGTAACCCCTAAAAAAACGCCAACAGTATTAGTAGTAGCCGTTGTGATAGCGTCACGAGCGATAGTACCATCGTTTAATAGCTTTACAACATCTCCATTGAAGATATTGGTATTATAACCAGAAGCGATAGCAAAATGTCTCGTAGCTCCAGCAAAAGGCGTACCACCAAGCTTGTTGACGGGTTTTAATCCGTAAGGACCGTCTATTGTAGGCCAAGCCATGTGTTTAGTCTCCTATTAACTAAAATTTAATTGCCAGTTCCAAAAGTAACCTTAGACTTGCGATCATGAAATAATGGCATTCTAGGGTCATTTTCTCTCATAAGGTTGTTATCAACTGATTGTATTTGACCTTCTGTTTGCTTTGCAAAATGTTCAGTTCTTTCTACGACCAATTCTTTTGGAGCTTTACAAAGCATTAAACCACCAATCACAATGTTATCTTTGAATTTATCATTCTCGATAGTTGCCATTGTAATTTCTGGATGGTCTACTGCCTTTACAGGCTCCCAACCTTCACGTAATTTCGAGGACACATTGGTTGGATCGACTTGACCCTGTGTTGCAACACGAATCCATCTAAACGAGTATCCTGGCTCAGGATTTGGCGAGGGTAAAACCTCTGGTCTTGTCCAGGCTTTTTTTCGTTCTACTTTTTCTCGTGTCGTAGTTTCACGGTTTATTCGATTTTCAGCCATTATGTTTTCCTCATTTCTTCTGCAACCTTTTGGGCGTATAGTTCTAGTGGCACTCCGAGCTTCCTAGCAATCTGTACCTGTGTTTGCGTTAATCGCACCTTTTTAGGTGCTGTGCTCCGCGTTGCGGGGGCAACCACATTCGACTGCTTTTTTGACCCTTCGGCCTCTGGTTTGTCAGTGCTCTCAAACTTATCTGGAAACACTTCTCGCATACGTGCATTTATAGCATCGTAGTATTCATCGCTCTGCAGGTCTACACCCTGCTTTGCAAGTCTCGTATGTACCCCCATGGCAAGACTTGTCATCTCGTCATCCGACCCAAACCAAGGATTTTGCTTTGACCATGCCACAGCTTTTTCATCGGCTGGTTTTGGCTTAGGGGCACTATTAGTATCTAGTTTTACATTATTATCTGTTTGTTGTAAAGTAGGTATTTTTATATCTGCTAATTTATCAGTTTTTAGCTTAGCAGTAGTAAGAGCATCTTGTGCTGCCAAAAGAGCATCAGAATCACCAGACTCATGGGCTACTTTGTAAGCTGCTTTGGCTTTTTTTAGATCCTCTTCAACATTATACTTTGCTTGTTTTAAAAGAGCTTCTTGGTTTTTAGTTAAATCACCCTTAAGCTTATTATTCTCTTCCATAATAGATTTAGCATAATTTTCTAGCTCTTGGCGTTCACGAGAAGCGGCTTCTTTTGCTCTACGTTCATCGTGATAACCTTTACTAAAATGCTTAATCCTATTGCGAACTTTGTCCGAATACTGTTCAAGCTCTTCATCTGTTAAATCTTCTGGAGGAGCAGAAGGTTTTCTATTCCTATCTGCTTTAGGAGTATCATCGACAACTTCGATTTCTACTTCTTTTTCTTTCGGTTTTTCAACTTCAACCTTTACTTTTTCAGGCTCTTCCTTCTTAGCTTTTTTAATTTCTTCTGCAGAAGAAGGTTCTACCTCTATAACTTTTTCATCCTCATCTTCATGAGGAAAGCTATACTCTACTTTTTCTATTGCCATATGCTATCTCCTATATTGCTCTCGTTACACCGCGAGGGTCGGCTACTACGGCTTCGATAGAATCATCATTCATTAAACGATACTCTACACCAGCCACTTTAAATCTTGTACCCGTATTGGCACGAAACATTACATAGTCTCCTGTTTTACACCAAGGACCATCTGGAAACCTTTCTTTATCATTATATGCTTGGTCTCCCATATCCAATACCATACCTATAATAGACATAATGTGTTCATTGTGCATAGCTGCATCTGTTTTTAACACATTTGTACCATCAAAGGTTTTTTCTATTTCAGGCATAGCTACAAGGACTCTATACCCTACAGGTTTAGGTAATTGAACTTCTAACTCATCATCCGACATATTCGGGTCATAAGTATATATTTTTGCTGATTGTGGGTTCTCTTCTGTTACTTTTATTTCACTCATCTTCATCTTCCATATAGTTGCGCGAGAGGTCTTCAATATGTGATAAACTAGTCTCCAGACCCCGAATAAGACCAGTTAACTCTTTATATTCTGAAAAATCTTTTGCTCCTGCTTTTGCAAGAAAATCTATTGCTGTTTGCTTGTCAACTTCGATTTTTTCTTTTAGCACGTCAAAGACGGTTTTTGCCATTACTAACCTTTCTTTTTAGCTGTTTTAGCTGAACGTTTAAAGTTAGCAGCGGTAGGAGCTCCTTTTGCTCCAGGTTTCCTCATCTTCTCTCCACTCCCTGCTTTAATTCTTTTTCTTTTAGCATGAATATTTGCATATAAACCTTTTTTAGCCATTTAACAATTCCACTTCCTTAATGATTTATTGATTCTAGAATCTGGATCTCGTGCGGTCTTTGCACTTGTCCTCCTCTTTTTCATTCCCTCCATTCTAGCACAAAAGGACTTTCTCCTATTTGCAGCCTTAGAACCCTTCTTTAGTTTTGACGGTTTTGTTGTAACCGCTGTTTTTAATTTAGAGCCTGGGTTCGCCTTTCTATAAGAAGCGACTCCTTTCGCATTTAGCCCCCCGCTCTTAGATTTACCTTCTTTACGTTGCCATGCTGGAGATTTAGCCATTACTTTTCCTTCTTTTCAGGTTGAGGTTTTGCTGCTTGCATAGCTGCTGCTTGTCTTAACTTGTTAGCTTCAGATCTTGCTTTAGTCTGTTCTGATCTAGCTTTGTCTTGACTTGCTTGAAGTGTTTTAAATATATCCATCTCCATCTTATTTTGAGACTCTTGTTTATCTTTTGCTAACTTAATACCTTTTTCTTTTGCTTCAAGTTCTAATTTAGCACGTTCTATAGATACATCAGCCTGATCTTTAGCTGCTTTACGTTGTACTTCAGCTTGTTTAATCTGCATTTCTTGCTGTTGCATTTGTATAACAGGATCTTTAGCTTTCTCCATAGCTTTCTTAGCTGCCATCTCCTGCATATGTTTTTGTGTTAGTTGTGCCCCTGCTTGAGCCACCAATTGAGAAAGATTGACTTCAACACTTTCTGGTAACTCCTCACCAGGTGCTGGTAGAGGTGCTCCAAGTTCTTCTTCAATCTGCCTACGATACTTAAAACCAAGGTGTTCAGCAATGTGAGCTTGTGTAGCTGCTAATATACGTTTGGCTTGTGGGTTCTGGTTTACCATCTGTGCCATCATAGGATCTTGTAAGAAAGTCATATGAGTCTGTATATGTGCGTCATGATCTTGATACATGAAAGCTTTTAACGGTTTACCATTAAGAGCATCCATATTCTCACTGATAGGATCTGCAGGTACAGCATCATCTTTTGTTGGAACAAGTTTATCTGCGTTTTTAATACCTAACGTTTCAATCATCTGACGATGTAAC